CTATTGATACTCCACCTAAAGAAATTGCTGTCGAACCAGAAAGTTTAGATACGTCAATTGATCCTGCTAACTGTGCATTTGTAATAGTTCCTACTAATGCAGAGGTTGGATAACCTGTTGCATCAGCAAGATTAAAAGCAGGAGTGGCATCAGTGGCTCCTAAAGCAACAGAAACACCACCAAGGGAAACAGACGAATTAGCTAATTTTGAATTTGCAATTGAACCTGCCAATTGCGTATTAGTAATTGTCCCAACAAGAGAAGATGTTGGATAACCTGTCGCATCAGTTAAGTTGAAGGCAGGAGTAGCATCTGTACCTCCAAGTGTTATTGAAACTCCTCCAAGAGAGACACTAGAAGCTACTAACTTTGAATTAGCAATAGACCCTGCTAACTGAGCATTAGTTATTGTGCCTACAAGATTTGTTGTCGTATATCCAGTTGCATCGGTAAGATTAAAAGCTGGTGTAGCGTCCGTTCCACCAAGAGCTAATGAAATCCCTCCAAAAGAAACAGAAGAATTAGCAAGTTTATTATTAGCTATTGAACCTGCTAGTTGAGCATTAGTTATTGTTCCCGTTAAAGAAGATGCTGGATAATTAGTTGCATCTATAAGGTTAAAAGCAGGAGTAAGATCTGTTCCACCTAAAGATATTGAAATGCCGCCTAACGAAACACTTGAATTAGCTAGTTTTACATTTGTTACTGCTCCATCAACAATTGCTCCAGTTGCTACTTGATTTGTACCTAATGTTCCTACTTTTGCAGCAGGTATTGACGCTGTATCAATTAAGGCAACACCAGCTTCAATTAAATCTTTAACTGTTACTTTTTTTGTTTCAGACGCACTGACATCTGCAATAGCAAGTGGGTCGTTTGCCGATACACCTGCTTCTGCTAACGCTGGCAGATTACTAATTTCAAGATCAGGCATTTCCCTTAACTAAGAACCAATGTATATATATTACGGCTGATCGAGCAATATGGGACTTTGATCTTCCTGAAGAATCTTATCTTCACTCTCCTGTAACAGGTATCCACCATCTCCTCCTGTATTTAAAGTAATAACTCCATTGGTAATAAATTCAATTCTTGTCGTTATTTCTTGGCTCGCAGAAACCGATACAGCAACATTTGTCACTACACAAGTTGATTCATACCAGACTGTATTAATAGCATTTGTTGGGTCTTTAAAAATATAAAAACGACCATCAAAATCTGCTCCTTGCTGAAGACGAATAACTAATTGAGCCAGATAAAAAGGAAATTCTGGATTTGAACGAGTAACAGTATCAGCAAGTTCACCACTATGTTCCCATAAACAAGACAAAGTTCCTTGCCCACTAATTAATCCAGCTTCATATTGTTTCTTAAACTCCTGTCCTAAAGGAGTTAAATCAATTTGATCTCTGCTAGTCGTAATTTCAAAATCTTGAACTCTTGCTAAATGTCTAAACCTAGAATTAATTGTTTCTATCGTTACGTCTTTAGATGCACTAGGAGTCACAAGTGTTAAAGCATCAGCTTTTTCACCTCTAATTGCTCTCGCAAAAGTTGAAAAAAGTCTTATCCCTCCCATTTTATCTATATGTAAATACCAACTCCCATCTTCATAGTTATGTCCATTAACAAGTTCTAATGTGCTTTTATCAACAGTCGCAATCGTTATACGATCTCCAGTAATTAACGATCCAGAAGATCGGTCAACTGAAAACCTTTTTTCATTTGCATTTACATCATGTGGATCTAGCGTTGTCCGAAACAGACCTGAACTGTCTCTTCGTATCTCTACATCACCATGTTGTCCAAAATAGACAGCCACAACTAACTATTAAGATTGTTAGAACTTGGAGCACCATCAACTTCAAAACTAAAATCAACAGAAGAAATCTCTCCGACAGAACTACTTAATCCAACTGAAGTTATATAAGCATCGACTGTAATATCTCTTGCGTTCACATCTGAACCTGCTGTTTCTTCCATTCTAAGAATTAAAGTAACTTTGCTTGATTCAGTTCCACTATCTTCCAAAGCTGCTTCTAATAACTTAGTTACGTTTGGAGCATCAGTAGGGCCACTTGTGTAGTAATAAGCTCTTGCACTACCTGAATAACTTCTAACTCCAGGTTTAATAGTTCTATCAGTATCACCCATTGCAGTGATCTCAAGGATAGACATCGACTGAGAAAAACTCCAATTCTGTAATTGAGTTACCTCAACGCTGTCTACGAGTAAGGCTCCATCCTTACCACTGAAATACTTCGCCACAGCCCTAAATTAAAAACATTGCGTTTATTCTACGGTGAATCGAGACAAGCGACAAAAGAACAGCTTACATTGCTCAAACCTTTAAATGTGCTTGTAACAGTAGGAGGGCGAGAATAACGCCATTTTAACTCTGTCCTCTCAATAAAAAACGACTGCAACTCACTATCTGCTCCTTTTATAACATTCGTATTGTTAAAAGTAACTTCATCCCAAACCGAGTTAATAGCTTCATAATTCAATAAAATAGTAGCAGCTTCAACATCTGTGATATTGCTAAAACCTAAAGTCAAAGTAGCGTTTACTCTTCTATTTCCATAACGAATGTGCGTTTTCGTGCCGTCTAACGATTCAAAATCAGTACTTGGATAAGTGCCAGGGTTATAAGACCTTGATGTAGGGGCTGGAACAGTAGTAGGAAAAGTTGCCATTAGTTAATCCTCATGAACGCTAAATTGTACGTCCCAATTCTGTAAAACAGAAAGGTAGCCAGTATTTGCTTCAGTAGGAGCATAGCTACCAGCTACTTCAATTAATCCATCCTCACCATAGGAAATAGTTTCACATTTATAAACTTTATTTTCTGTTGTTGTACTTTTAACAGTAAACAAAACACCAACAGGAGCATTAGATAATGTTGAAGAACGTATCTCACCCTCGGTTCCTGGTTTCCAATAAAGAACAGTTTCATTTCCTGTCATGTTGTCTTTGCTAACAATCGTTCCATCTTCTAATTTTGCACCATTTCTAAAACGATTTGTATGCGTCACCTCCGAAACCAAACGAAAATAATCACCAGGACTTAAAAATTGAACGTATTGTGGGGCTGTTTTAAATGTAACTCCATGATCAGATAATCTTCTTAAATTAATAGCGTATTTAGCAAAAGTTATTGCCTGGTCTTGGCTTGTACAGAATCCAGACAAGTCAAAAGTTTCAATAGGATCTGCAACCGAACCAAGGGAAGATTGAACTATTACAGATTTAGTCTCAGGAAAACCATTTGCTGTTTCATGTCTAAATAAAACAACTGCTCTAAATAATTGTCTTTCTTCTGGGCTTAAGAAAGCTACTTGTAAATCATTAATATTGCCATCAGTAAATAAACATTTTATATCTGGTTTTCCATTTTTATCTATTTCAAAATTTCCATTACCTTTAATAGGAACTGTAGGTTTAAGACTAAACTTACCGCCAATAATTGTAAAATCTAATAAACAATAACTAGCATTTTCAAATATAAAATCTCTTAGATTTAACTTAGAAGAAATCACCCCGTCCCAAAAGAAATTATTAGCTTTGCAGAACTTAGCTGCATCTGTCATAGAACCTCTATCAACAGAAACAGCTCCTACTAATTCTCCTGCACCGATTCTTGAACTTGTTAATAACGCATGAGCGATTTCAGGAAATAAATTAGAAGAACTTGTCCCAGATGTTACTAACCTTTCTATTTTTATCCCTTGTTTAAAGTAAGCAGAAAACTGACTAAAGTTTGTCCATTCTTTTGAACTATTCACCACTAAACCTGCGTAAGCTAAATTTGTGTATTTAGCCGCAGCAGAATCATTTTGAACTTTAATTATTTCATTTACAAAAGAAATTTGATGTTCTGGTTCGTTTTTATTGCTATTGAAATCTCCTTCGTAGACATTCCAATCTTTTATAACATCATAAAGATTTAAGTTTTTTCCTGGGACAGGAAATGATCTTTCTCCTACTGTAAAACGCACTTCAAGTCTAGTTGGTAAAAGTCGTGTTCCTGAATAAGTAGTAGGAATAAATTCTCCGTGGTCGCTACTTGTATAATCTGATCCTAGATTATTTTGATCTGGCTCCCATTTTGCATGATATTTATCACCCCAATTACCATCAGAATCTTTATCTCTATAAACAGTTAAAATTATGTGTAAACCACTTCCATCACCATCAGTTTGAGATCCATCAATAGGTACAGAACTTGGGCCAAAATAAGGCGTTGGATCAACAAATTCTTTTTCAAATTTTTCAACATAAAATAAATAATATTTAGCATCAGGATGATTACCATTAGAATCTTGAACAGGTTTATACATAATATTGTTATGTATAAAAAATACTTTTGTCCAGTTACCTACTCCAGGGCCAGGATCTCCCCCAGGTGTTTGTCTTGCATCTATTCCACCATCGATAGGATAAAGATTCCAACCATAGTGACCATCTGGAACATAAATATTTGTACTTGGATCGTTATATTTTATTCTCCAGCCTGAGTCATTTATAATTCCTTTTGAAACCCATGTTTCAACGGCTGTCGTTCCATTAAAATTAGAATCACTTTTCCAGTAAGTCTTGTTGTCGTGAGTCACTTTGGTGACGTGACCTGTTTCTGTTCTTTCTGATGGCAAAATATTCCAATCTGGATTACTAACATAAAGATCATTGTCCGATATTGCTTGTCCTTCTGTACCTGAAAAAGTAATATTAAAACCTCCTACTCCTGAAATATTGCAAGAAAAATCTTGCATTGTTTTATGTTGCTCATCTGTAACAGGCACAAGTAAGTTTACCTGTTTTCCTAGATTTCCACCTCTTGTAAAGTAATTACCAGGATAAGGTTTAAATCTATATTCAAACTGGCCTAATTCTTGTTGGATAGATATAGTATTATATTGAAATTCAGGAGAGTTACCTCTGACAGCGAACAAACCTGTATGATTAGTTGAAATTCCGTTTTTCATGTCATTCCAAGTGGTTTGACCAATCTTTCTTACCTGCAACATAAAGAAAGACATACGATTCAAATATCTATCTACTTGGCCTAATTGAATTTGTGTTCTATCGTTATAAGCACGATCCAAAGCATCTTGACCAGGCTGACTGTTTACGTTCGCAAAACGCATTTGTTTGAATACTTTTGATTTAATTCCTATTTCAGTAACATTACAATCTCTGTTATTAGATACAGTTGCGAACGCTACTCTTTGGCAAGTATAAATATCATGCCCATAGTACAAATCACCTTCACCTCTACCATAAGCAGCCCTTAATCCAACATCTACTCCATTAATTTTTTGATTAAAGAAAATTTCACTTGTATCGCTTAAGCTATATCCTGCTGTTCTTTGAAGATCAACTCTGCCATTT